AGAGGCGGCGACCCAAGTCAGGGTCCACCCCATCGGCTCCTATCGAGATGGTCATCCCGTTCTGATAGTATGCGGTGTACTCGGGAATCATGTCCGCATCTGTATTCGAGGTGTACTCAGGGAAGGAACTTGAGTTGAACATGAGATAATCCACGAGGCGGGTGGTATAGAACTGTGCATTCTGCCGTGCGTTCTCGATTTCTCGGTGCAGGTCGTCGGGGCCGATGGCTGCCGTGTTCTCTGCCGTCCGAATAACGAGCCCTCCGTTGTCCAATTTGACGTACAAATTAGGCAACATCTCCACCATAGCCCACCATACTGTCACCTTGCGGACGTAAGTGTCCAGAAGGGTCTCGTATGCGCCTGTGACGGTGCCTGCGCTCACGTCGCTCTTCAGCTTGTTGAGGAGGTCCGTCCCGAGGTACGCCTGAAGGTACTTGTCTTGAGCCAAGATGATAGCCGGAACCATGACCGCATCCTCCACCCCTCCGTTGAGCTGGGTGATGCGCTTGATATAATCAGGGTTGACGAAGAGAATCTCTGCTTGTAGTGCCATTATCGAGGTGTTTTGATGTTACGAGCGGCGGAGTTGGACGGCAAGAATCCCCGGTTTGCCATATCGCGTGGACGCTTTGCCACCTTCGGGTCATTGGTGGGGATAGGATTGAGCCCTGCCTCACGGATAATATCGCGAGCACGCTTGATACTGACCCGCTTGTTGTCCTTCTTGAGGAAGGTGCGACGCTCCCAGAAGTGCTGGCACGACCCTCCTCCCTTGTAGAGGAACAAGTCGTATGTCGCGGCTCCGTTAGGACCCCACCCGGGGTTGGCTCCTGACGCTGCTTCGATGTCTTCCTTCTTCCACACGCGGTTGCCTGCGTCCACCATGCGTTGGCAGAACTCCCGACTGTCGTGTTGGGCTGTGCCTTTGACCTTCGGCATATAGGCGTAGCGGACTTTGATGAGTTCGTTGTCCTGCTTGCTTTCGTCGGGACGGCCATAGCTTGGCACGCTGGCAAAAGTCCACATCGCGTCCTGAATATCTTCCGTCTCGTAGTCGACCTTGCGGGAGTCGATGAGAACCCACTCGTCCTCATTGACCTCCTCACCCATCTCGAGGAGGTAGTCGCAGGCGAGGTTCAAGTCGTATTCCTCCTGCGCTTGGATTTGGATGGCTTCAACCTCCTGCACCGTCACAAGGGAAGAAGTACCCGCAGCGGAGAGGATTTGTTGCACCGCGTCCTCTACGATTCTTTGGTAGGGCTTGATGACTTGCCTATCGAAGAGTTCCGAGGCGATTTCAAGCTCTTGTGTGTTTCCAAGCTGTCCTGCCGTCTTAACGCCAAACATAGCCGAGCTAACAACGCGATGCCCAACCATAATTTTGTCGGACACCTCGGTGGAGAGGAATTGGTATTGCTTGTCGGCATCGGAGAGGGGGAACGGCTCGAAGTCGGGCTTTCTGTCGGGAGAATCCGAGTACGTCACGATGAACTTACCCGCATTGGTAGCCCCTGCGAGCTGACGTTCTATGTCGTTGCGAATCTTCCTACGCTCCTCACTCGCCGGGACCCCGTTCTTGAAGTGAATAGTGAAGGAAGGAGCGAGTCCGTTCTTGATGTTGTTGATATGGTATTTCCCGATTTCTTTGTCCAGTTCGATGTAGTCGATACTTCCGATGTAGTCGGGCTTGGGGTAGTAGTAGGAACCGGGAGAGAACGGCTTGACGTACAAAATTTGCGTCGGGTGCTCGTTCTTCATGGAAGGATCAAAGGCGTGGACCGCGATGGGTTCCTCGCGCTTGTCCGCCCAGTCCTTGGAGTACCAGTACCAATGGCACTTCTCATCCTCGTCGACCTCTCCCGAGCGGAGGTTCTCGAAAGGGCAGTGCCGTACCTTGGAGATGGTCGTGCGGTCGATGCTATACACGACCTCCAAGGCGAAGCCGCCTTGAATCTTCAGGTCCACGCACGCCTTGCGGATTTCATCGTCCAGCCCCCACTCTTCAATCTTGAGCCGCGCGTCCAACGTGTTGGCCTGCACACCGTCGCCGAAGATCATCATGGCAATCGAAGTGCAGAGGGCGTTGTGCGTCGCGCTCGACTTGTAGAGGTCGATGAGGTACTGCGGGAAGAGGTTGTCGTCGCCATACTTCACCCACCCCTCACGGCTGGGAATCTCCGCATAGGAGCGTTCTTCGTATTCTTTGAGCTTCAGTAGTTCCATCACTGGTAATATATCACGTTGTCGGGAATCGAAATTGAAGGGATGGTCCATGCGGACTCATCGGCTACCTTGCACGAGCCCACTTCGCAGGCTCCCACCACCACCGCATCCAAGGGGTCGAGGTTCGAGGCGGAGTTCTGGCCCCATATCTTGTAGGTATAAAGCCCCGACTCGGTGAGTAGGATGGATCCAGCCGTAGGGTCATCGGTGTCGGTGGGCAATACAATCTTCGTATATCGCTCATTATCGACGGCTACGTCAGCGATGAAGTAGAAGTCCTCTCGGGTGGCGTTGTTCACGAGCTCTACAAGGTAGTGCGTGAAGGTAGCGAGGAACTTACGACTCTGAAACGGAGAGACGTAAATCGTATTGGTGGAGGCGTTGGGCTGGAGGTGTATCATCTTTCTACTGAAAAAAAAGGGGAGAGCGTATGCCCTCCCCCTCCTGTTGTAACTATAAACGGTCCCAAGGTGCGGCCTCGGTGTTTATGCTGTCGTCGTGAATGTCAAGTTGGCACCAGTAGAATCCAAGAACGGAGCAGGGATGGCTTCCTCTCCTGTGAATTCCAAGGTGTATCCGTTGAGGTCTCCGAGGGCTGTTCCCGTAGCGATAGAACCTCCCGTCAACTCAGCCCCACGGGTGTGTCCGAGGACGAAGTAGTTGTCATTGTTGTCTTGGACTACGATAGCCAAGCGACCTTTCGCGAGGTTTTGTACCTCGGTGATGTCGGCAGCTACGGGCTTATTCAAGACCAAAGAGAGCACCTGCGTATAGAAGACAGTGCCATTCTCCACCGAAGCGTTGACGGTCTGCGTGAGGCTCGAGGAGTTCTTGGGAGAGACGTAATCCTTCAGCGTGAGGGCTGCCGCTGAGTCGGGAATCTCTCCCGCTACAACAGCATCCCACATAGCATCGGTGAACGCTGCCATCCAAACCTTCTTCACCCCTCCGAGGGCATCGCGGCATGGAAGCGAGCGACCAGTAAGTGTAAGGCTACAAGCCATGATTCAAGGGGTTGTGAGATATGGGGGAGCCGAAGC